GAACTCTGCCCACAGATCCATCAGACCGTTGGAGGCGGGAGTTCCGGTCAGTCCAACGATGCGGCTGACTCTGGGTCTGACTTTCAGCATTGCCTTGAACCGCTTGGTGTTGTGGTTCTTGAAGGAGGACAGTTCGTCAATCACGATCATATCGAAGGTGAACGGGATGCCGCTTTCCTCAACAAGCCACTGAACATTTTCACGGTTGATAATATAAATATCGGCGGTTCGCATCAGGGCAGCTTTGCGTTCTGCCTCTGTGCCGACAGCCACGGAGCAGATGAGGTTCTGGAGGTGATCCCACTTATCGACTTCAGCCGTCCATGTATCCCGTGCCACACGCAGCGGTGCAATCACCAGAACCCGATGAACCTCGAAGCTGTCAAACAGAAGGTTGCTGATAGCCGTGAGGGTGATGCTCGTTTTGCCGAGACCCATGTCCAGAAAGACGGTAGCGATGGGATGGGTCTCGATGTAGTCGATGGCATAAGCCTGGTAGTCATGCGGTGCGTATCTCATCAAGAATCCCTCCGATCTGCTCTTCGTTATCCAGGACATAGACCCTGAACCCCAACCTCCGCAAGAGTGCGTGGCGGGAGGTCTGCAATGCCCGTGGCTTTTTCCCTGGGGCCTTTACTTCCACAAAAGCCATACAGCCACCGGGCAAAAGAACGATTCTGTCCGGCATCCCATCAAATCCAGGAGAAACGAACTTCGGACAGATGCCGCCCTGCTTTTTTACCATCAGCGTTAATTTTTGCTCGATTGCTTTTTCTCTCATAATGCTTTCTCCATTCGTTTTTCTGACCATGTGCAAGGTGTATCAATGTCATTTACTAAACTCTTTCTTATGGTTTTTCTTGAAATTTTCCCTTAAGAGACTTTTTGTAATAGACCTTGATACACCTTGTCATAGTCCCGGTTAATTCAGAAAATCCTCAAAGTCGCCATCATCTGTTTTCAGCTTCAGACCCTTAAAATAACGCTTGCGGTTCAGCACCAAACGCTCAAAACCCGCATTCTCCAAGGCAAGGTAAAAATCTGCGGTGTTACGCACATACTCATTGCAATCAAGGCAGTAGTTGCGGTATGCCAGGTAAAGGGTGCTGGAACTCTCCTTCAGACCGTCACCGACCTCACACTTTTCAGCCAGGAAGTTACCGAACCAGTCGTTCTGGCTGCGGTAGACATCAATGGCTTTCTGCACGGTAGCGGGAACGGGAAACTTGTAGCCCAGGTCAATGACCTTCTTGGCGCCTTCGATGATCCAGGCAAGAATGCTCTCGGCAGCGTTCTGATACAGGTAGTCACCGTAATTTTTGATGTCGCTTTTGCCCTCAATCTTGGCATTGAACGGGATAACGATAAGGCGGCGCCAGGTACCGTCATCAGAAGCACTGACTCTGGGAAGATGGTTGGTGTACAGCACCAGGCTGTGGCTCGGAGAGAAGCTGAAGGGGTCCTTGTACTTCTTTTCCGCAAAAATGTCATCCACGGAGCAGAGCTGCTTCACGGTGGAATCGTTCAGCCGAGCGCCTTCCTGCATCTCGGCGGCAATGAGCAGACGCTTGCCCTTGACCTCGGCCATCTCCGGCTTCACATTGCGGCGGCATCCGAAGGTCAGCGTATCGGCAGAGATATTGCCGCTGTAAAGACCCAGGACACGGGACACGGAGTTCCAGAAGGTGGACTTACCGTTACGGCCACAACCGTATGCGATAATGAGAGCTTCGACCTCGACCTTGCCAACGGCAGCGAGACCACAGATCATCTGCACATAGTCGATGAGTTCCTGGTCACCGCAGAAAATGGTGTTCAGGCAGTCGAGCCAGATCTGTTTGCCACGGTCGCCGGGAGAAACGGTGGTAGTTTTGGTAATAAAGTCCTCCGACGAATGTTCCCTTGCACCCGCCACACCCAGACGGAGGTCATAGGTGGCATCCGGGGTACAAAGCAAATACGGGTTGGCATCCAAGTCCTGCGGGGTGATTTCAAGCATAGGGCGGGACTCCTTCAGCGTGGCGGTGATATTCTTGGATGCACGGCGCTGAATGACATAGGACTGATATGCCTTTGCAGCGAGGAAGACTTTGTAGGCTTCCATCTGTTCCTCGTTCATCATGCCTTCGGCTTTGGCTTTGCTGTTGTTTTCCATGATTTCCTGTGCACCGCAAGCCTTCAGCGTAGCAAGGGCGGCAAGCATATCAGAAGATGCCTCTGCAAGCTGACGGCGGGTCAGTTCGTGGGCAACAGCCTGTGCACCGGGTTCGGTTTCCTGCCAGTACCGGCCGTTGTAACGGATGTAGTGGGTCGCCGGAGAATAACGCAATTCCCCGGAGAAATGCTTTGCCAAAACTTCTGCCTGTCCGACATCGGAGAAATCGTCCGGTTTATAGGACGTATCATCGTTGTATAATTCGGGAGGAACATATCCGTCCTGCTGCTGAACCTTGGCATAAAACTTCTGGGCGGAGTGCCAGATGGTCATCAGTTCCTGCTGTTCCAAGGGAGGATTGCACTTGTCGGCTTCCTCCATGAAGCACTGGAAAGCGGTATCGTTGTCACCGTACTTTTTGATGACGCGACCGGCAAAACGGGACAAGGTAGCATTACGGCTTCCTTCGGGAATGACCTGTGTGCCACCGTGAGAACCACCGGGCATATCCGCATCAAAATCCTCTGCGGACAGATACTCACTTAAGGTCATTTCACCAGGGTACAGTTCGACCTCTGGGTTCGCCGTTCCGAAAAAGAAACGGGCAGCATCCAGTGCTTTGGTATCAAAATACGGAAAAATGGTATTGACCAGTTTCTTCATTTCGCTGTATGCGGCGGCGTCCGTCATATACTCAATGGGAAACAGGACGTGGAACTTGGGACGAGCGGGTTTGCCGTTTTTCTCACGCATATTGAAGCGGCTGTAGTGAACGGCAAAGGTAATGCCGGGAAAAGCCGCCTGAACATCAGCCGGAGTGACCCAATCGGCAGGGTTCTCGGAGTGGTCATTGTCGCAGTCCACGGGCAGACAGTCCGAGCCGAGGAAATTATCGCCGTTGCGGTAATTGTTCATGTACTCGGCGCAGACATAGTCGCGGCTGACCGCTTCCGCAAAACTGGCAGGATCGGTCACCTCGACTTTGTGGGGATAGGAGCAGTTGCTTGGGGCATTGATAAAATCTGCACTATACAGGGTGAACATCAGTCATGCACCTCCTTGGCACCGTCCTCCAGGGCTTTTGTGATAAACTTGAGCGCACGGATCATGGTCTCCAGTTCACAGTCGCCGCCGAGGAACAGTTCAAAACCCTCATCACCGTCTCGCCCCAAGGGGTTGACACGGATATCGGTAGATCCCATATCCTCAATACGGATGTAGGCGCGGCTGCCGTGACCACTGTCGCCACCCTGGAATCCGTTGGTGCCTGCTTCGACTTCCAGGACATTGGCGCTGTAAATTTCTCTGGTGTAGGTGGTGATTTCCTTACCGTACACTTTTCTGGTTCCTTCAGTTATTGCAAACATGGTGTACCTCCTCGCAGGTTTCAGTAAAATAACGCAAGCGGTAGTTCTTCCACTTGGCACGGTTGATCTCTGCTTCCATTCCGGCAGAGATACGGCTGCCGAACACCCAAACTTCGGAGCATTTGCTCATGAGAGCGTTGCCGAAGAACAGACCAAGCTGGCGTTCCTTGGGGTTGGCATCATTCAGAAATTGCGGAAACAGTAGGTGCGGTGCTATGGGGATATAGCCTTTTTCCACCGCAAAACGGCTGTATCCCTGGGCAGCCTTTACATTTTTCTCGATCTCTCCGGCATAGGGAGAGCAGATATACACGATAGGCCGAAATGCACGAAGCGCCCGCTCCTCTTTTTCTACGGTGGACATGGCTTCGTATGCAGTTGGGTCGTAATAACCCTCGCTGTTGAATTTATCTACACTCATATAGGACTCCTTTCACGATGGGCTTCACCGCCATCTCTACTACCCACTGGAGGTGAATCCCCGTTTTGAACACAAAAGCATCAATCTTTTTTATAAAAATCTGTTTCATAGCCATCGGCACGGAGCAACAGCCCCACCGCCCAGGGCGGGGTTCTGCCCATCTGGTCGCAGACTGCCTGCAGAGACATCCTGCGATCCGCTTCGATGACAACTTCATCGTGGATATGCATCACAATGGAACAGCAGCGGAGAGTGTTCATTGCATAGCAGAGAATGTCACGGGCAGTTGCCTGGACGATGTTTTCTACGAACTTGGGACCGTAGCTGTCGAGCCGCTCCCATTTCTTTGTGCCGCCGACGCCTTCGTAGGTGATACAATCGCCACCGAACTTATTGGTGCCGACCTTGGGTTTTACATAGGAAAGCTGCCTGCCGGACGGAAGCGTGATAAAAAGCATCCCGCTCTTGCAGGAGAACTCAATGCCGTGGGTCTTATTGGTGTGCTTGTAGCGCACAGCTTCCATAGCCGCACGGTCAACATCCCACCACAGTTTTGTAATGTTGGGATTGGCCTGCCTCCACGCATCCACCAGAGGCGGCAGTTCCTCTTCGGAAAGCCCCATCTCCAATGCACCCATTGCCTTCAAAGCACCGACCGATCCGCCGTAGCCGAGAGCCAATTCTGCGATTTTGCCCTTCTGCCGGAGGTGACCGTTGATGCCATGTTTTTCGACCGGGACACCAAACATCTGGGAAGCGGAAGCACAATAAATGTCCTTACCTTCAGCAAAGACCTTCTGCCGCCACTCTTCTCCGGCAAGCCACGCAATGACACGGGCTTCTATGGCAGAAAAGTCCGCCACGATCAGCTTGGCATCCGCTCTGGGGACGAATGCTGTGCGGATAAGTTGTGATAAAGTGTCCGGCACATCTTCGTAAAGCATTTCCAGAGCATCGAAATCGCCGCAGTGGACAAGCCCACGGGCTTCCGCCAGATCCACCAAATGGTTCTGGGGCAGATTCTGCATCTGGATGATGCGACCAGCCCATCGACCAGTGCGGTTGGCACCATAGAACTGGAACATCCCTCTGGCGCGACCATCGGCACAGACAGCAGTCTCCATTGCCTGGTACTTTTTCACCGAGGACTTGGCAAGCTGCTGACGGAGAGTCAGAACTTTCTGCAATTCCGGCGGCGCAGTCTTCAGCATTTCAGCCACAGCCTTTTTGCCAAGGGTGTCGGTCTCCATGCCGTTGTCCGAAAGCCACTGCTTCATCTGCTGCACAGAGTTGGGATTCTCCAGAGCCGTCAGTTCCTTCATTGCCTGGGTCAGTTCGGAGCGGGATCTGCCATCCATCTGAATGGCCTGTTGCACCAGTTCCATGTCCAGGGCAACGCCACGGTCGTTGATTTCCTGGTCGATGTGGTATTCGTCCCAAACGCTGTCCGGCACAGGGTACTTGGCAAGTCGCGCCTGGATGGACATCTCGGCTTCAACATCACGGATGTTGTATTTTTTGAAAGCCAACCACTTGTCCGGGGCATGAGCCGGAAGGTTGCGGGTGCGCTGACCGTTGGATTTGGTAGGTGCACAGGGCTGACAGAAATATTTGATGAGGTCTTTGCCTTCGGTCAGCTTCTGCTTCTCAAGCCCAAGCACCGAACCGACACCTTCCAGAGAAAGCGGCAGTCCCATCGTTGCTGCCCACACCATAGAACACTTCCATGAATCCGGCTCCAAGTAGTCTCCAGTGGGATAACCCAGGTGCCGAGACAGGCAGATGCGTTCAAAGTTGGCGTTAAAGGCCCACTTGGTTACAGAATCGTCCTCCAAAGCGGCAACAATGTCGGCGGGGATCTGTTCTCCGCAGGCAAGGTCGACCAGTTGCACGGGACCGCCGTCCGCGCTGTAGGAAAACAGCAGTATTTCAAAATCCGGGGACTCTACATAGCGGTACACGCCAGTTTTTGCAAGGGGCTGATCGCTGTAGGTCTCGATATCAATTGAGAGAATTTTCATATCATTGTCCTTTCAACAGGAATAAGGGCGGCAGAGACTGATCCCCGCCGCCCCGTTGGTGCGTTAGTCCACCTTTGTGGCGGATTCCTTGATTTTCTTGGCTTCCTTGCGCTTACGGATCTTATCCTTCACCCAACTCACCGCAGACGCAGTGAGGAAGATGAGTTCAGCGATAAACACGCCGGTCATGGCTCCGAAGCAGGTGTAAAGCATCAGTTCCTGAAATTCAGTCATGGTCGCACCTCCATTAAGCCAGGAAATCGTCATCCGCATCGGTTGCGAAGTCGGACTCGGCGCTTGCCTTACCACCCAGAGGTTCACCGGCACGGATGAGCTGCAGATTGTTCAGACCGCAAGCGATACCCTTGTTGCCGTTGGAATTGAAGGCATACAGGTTGATGCTTGCACGGCCATACACGCCGGAGTAGACCTCGGAGCGGGTCAGCACAGGACTGCGGTCAGCATCCACGATGCCGGGAGCGGTAGCGGAGTTGGCATTGATGAAGTAGGCGTTGGCATAGGCAGGATCATCGGGTCTCTCGATATCGCCGTCGCGCAGAGGGGTCTTGATGGCAGCCAGAGGGGGTACGCTCTTGCTGTTGCCCTTCAACTTGGACTGACCCTCCTGGTAGGCAGCTTCGATTGCCGCCTTGATCTTTGCGACAGTCTTGGTGTCGGACTTGGGAATGATGAGACTGACACTGTACTTGGGAGTGCCGCCGTTAATGGACTTGGGTTCCCAGACATTGGCATAAGACCAACGGGTGTCGGGACCGGTGATGACCTTCATAGGGTTGTTGACTCTGTTTGCGTTGTTAGACATATTAAAATTCCTCCATAAAATCATTTTTGGCTGTGTTCATTGCCGGACGTTTGTCGCTCTCCGGCACGAGCGTCGGTTTGCCTTGCGGCTTTTCAATGTAGGGAGCGAGAAGTTCCTCGAAGCGGGATTTTCCGAGCATCTTCTGCATGGCAGTGACGCCGAGAACTTTGCGCTCATACGGGTCGAAGCCTGCGCCCTCCACGGTGGCGGCAACAACGGCTTCACTGGTGTACTTGCGGTTGGAACGGCCTTCGACCAGTTTCCACCCGGTCCATTCCTTACCGCTGATGGCCTGCTGAAGGGCGTATTCCTTTACATCGGATGCCCAGGCAGTCAGCGCATCGACCTTGCCGAGGATGTCTGCAATTTCCTCATCATCGAGGAGCGCGGGGGTCTGAAAATCGTACCGAGCCAGTTCCAGGTTGGCGGCGGCGCGCTCTCTGCATTCGGCCTTTGCCTTACAAAAACGGCACCATTCACCACAGTGGAAATCGCCCTGACCTTCATAGGCCAGTTTCGCTTTCTGGGTCAGATCGGTATCTGCCCATTCGAGCAAGTCAGCCTTTTCCATCTCGTATACGCTGACATTGACCTTCCGGGGTTGGAAGATGGTCATGCGTACGGTATCGATGTCGTAGATGTCATCGAAGATTTCCAGGGCACCCAGGGCATACAGCATCATCTGGGGATTTGCCACGGCGGAAACCTCGACGCCTTTGCCGTGCTTGTAATCGCAGATGTTCATCACACCGTCAGCGATAACAATGCAGTCGGCAGTTCCGAATCCGTCCTGAACCCAACGGGAGAAGTTCACCCGCTGTTCAATCATGACCACAGGATCGGTGCAGGTCTGCTTCGCAGTCTCCAGGAGTTCCACAACATAGGCGGCATATCCGGCAGCGCATTCTTCCATCTCCTCGTTGTACCAAGAGAGGTTTTCGATGGGGTCTTCTGTAGGCATTCCCAGAGCCTGCTTCAAACGAAACTCGCAAAGGGTGTGGGCATCGGTGCCCTCGGCGGCATAATCGCTGCCTTTGTCCTCGTAGTTCTCGCAGAGCCGAGCGGAGGGCGGACAGTTGAGCCACCGTTCAGAAGAGGATGCTGACAGAACAGCGTGTTTATTTGCCATCAGTCAGCACCTCCGCATCAGCAAGCAATTCCTTGTAGTGGGCGGGGTCGATCTGGGACAGCTTGGCTGCACCATACTTCTGGAGAAGGGAGCGGATCTCTGCGGTATGACCCTGGCGGGACTTATCTGCGAGAACGGCTCTGATCTGTTCCAGGGTCAGTGCAGGTTCGGCGGGAGCAGCCGGTTCTGCTTCTCCTGCACCGCTGAACATCTCTGCAAGCCAATTGGCGGCATCGTTAATAGCGGCAGCAGCAGTACGTAGCTCTTCGATGGTTGCAGCCATATCGCTCATTTTGCTCATCCCGTTTTCCTCCTTCCGTAGATTGACTTTGAATCAGCGCCAGCTTCATAGCCAGTCGCTTGGACACCACACTGATGGCCGTGAGAACATCGATGAGTTCCTGGTCGGTGCCGGTGCCGTGTTTCTTCTGGGCTTCGTACATTCTGTTCACCTCCTTGGAAGGAGCGGCGTCGTTTTTGCTCTTTCCACTACCCACTGGAGGTGAGGTATGCGTTTGAACAGAGAAACACAGAAAAAATTTCAAAAAAAATCTCCAGTCACCGAAATGATGACTGGAGCAGGTGTTTAGATGTAGTCTCCGAGCAGAACACGCAGTCTGTCAAAGGCTTTCTGTTTTCTGTAATTCACAGCACTCTGGTTGTTATAGCCCATGATAGAAGCAATATCTCTCTCGGATTTACCTTCCATAATCAGTTCACAGATACGGCGACCTTCGGGGTCGAGTTCCTGCAACTTCTGATACAGGGCGCAGAGCAGTTCACGATCCTCCATGATGGACTGTGCGTCCGGGGTGTCATCCTGAAGGTCATCCGCCCAACTTTTCTGGTTACCCTCGCCGTCCTCAACGGTGTAATCCAGAGAGAGGTTATCTCCTGCGGCTCGGAATTCACAGGCAAGGCAGTCGCCATCGCACATCCAGGTCTTGGACTTGGGACACATACACTGACCGTGCGCCTGGGCGCGTTTGCGGGTAGCCCAAATATCGCGGTAGTAGGCGTAATACTGATCTTTGGTCACTTCCACCCAGGTTTTGAGACGGTGGATGTAGACCTTGTACTCACGGGTTGACTTCTGATTTTCACTGGTTTTCATTAAATAATCCTCCGATTTTCGATTTCTCGAAACGGAGGACTCTGGGTGCTGCCGAAAAAGGGTATAAGAAACCAACCGCAGTCCTAACGGAAACCTCCGTTTCGGATTGCAGCAAACCCGCTCAAAAGGCAGCTACAGTATTGACTTGTCCGCCATAAACCGTTGAGCCACCGTTGATCAGTCAGTGCAGTTTATGGAGGGAGCCTGTTTGAGTGTCCTTTTCGCCGGGTAAATGTCCTTTAAAAACGCGTAATGTCCATATCTCAAACGAGCGATTTGACAAACGGACAGTTTTATGGTATAATATATATGCATCTCTGTAACCACAAGGAGGGCTGTCCCAAATGCCACTTAAATTATATAAAATCAGTTTTTCAATCTGGGGATGGTTTGGTACTGCGTGGTACAGCATGGTACAAGTCACAAGAAAGGAGTTACATCATGGAATTTAAGGATTTCTTCTCTACACTCAAAAACCGAATATCCGATGGTTATGATGTACCACAGTTCTTTCGTGATCTGTTTGCCATGATTACAGATGTCCCCGAAGAAGAATGGGGTACGCCACAGGACCCTGCCACAAAGAAAACCAAGGATACATCACTGCGAAGTTATGCGAAAAGAACGATTCCAAAGAAATTTGCACAGCAGATTGTTTATCGGCTTTCAACAGAAAACTATATTGAGAGTCTGAATAGCCGACCGATTGAAACGAGGGTGCTTTTGGCTGATGATTTTTCTGCCTACGATGCTGAAATCAACGGAGAGAATGTTGCAGAGAAAACTGCAACATGGTTCGTGGAAATTATCCGCAACGCTGCCGGTCTTGCACCGAAAACCGCCTTGGTACAGCAAAAGCAACAGCAGATTGCCATCGATCTCAAATCCAAATTTGGAGCCTATCTGCTGAATGAGGTGGGACACTATTGTCCGTTTCCCGGGTGCGGACGCCCCCTCACAAAAACCAATGCTGGCAAAGCAATTGATTCGTATGAAGTGGCGCTTATCGATAGAGAAAAAGCGCCAGAGATATCAAATCTTCTGGCGCTTTGTCCGCAATGCTATGCTACATATTCACTTGATGATAGCAAAAAAATCCGCAAAGAATTGCAGGGGATCAAAAAGGTTCTGGAGGGACACAGCCACAGCGTGACTCTTCTTGATGACCTCCCCCTGGAGCGAGGGATCATAGGTGTTATTGGAAAAATAAAAAAGCTCAAGGAGAAAGACCTCGCAGAGGCATCCCTTGAGCCGAAGGAAATCAAGCAGAAACTGAATCCTTCCGATAATTTTGTGCTTTACAGTCAGGTGAATTATTTTGTCATGACCTATTTTGTGCGCATCCGTGAAATCATGATAAACCTTGATAAGCGTGGCGAAATCGATTATGACGAGGTACAGGATCAGATGCACGCCATATACAAAAGATTAAAGAAGGCCAAGAAATCGAATGTGGAATTTTTCAATGAGATCGTAGGCAAGATACACAGAGTAACTCTGCAGGAGGACACCTACTGTCAAATTGTCGTTTCCTATTTCATTCAGAGCTGCGAGGTGTTCGATGCAATTACCTAATAAACTATATTCATATAAAAACAGCACTCTGGCGCTGATCCCCATCGTGCTGAAGGAAATTCAGGAGCAGCCCATGCCTGTATATGAACTGTTCAACAAGGTAAAACCGTTCCTGAACGAAGTAACGGATTTTTTGTCCGTTATGGATTGCCTGTATGCACTACAGGCAGCAGACATTAATGATGAAGGAGAGGTGTTCTTATGCTTACAAAGATGAGTTCGCCTGCGTTTAAAATTCAGGGCAAAGAACGTCCGCCTATTGTGTTCAAGGAAGGGCTGAATGTTGTCCTCGGAAAAGATGACGGTGCAATGTCCATCGGTAAGTCATCAGCGTTACTTGCCATCGATTTTGTATTCGGCGGCGATACCTATATTAAAAGTGACGGTGTACGGCAGGAAGGGCATCATACGATTTTCTTCGAGTTCACCTTTGATGGGAAACCTTACTGGTTCGCAAGAAACACCAGTGACGCGGACAAGGTATTTATTTGTAATAGTAAATACGAGTTTACCGGCAACACCTACACCAAAGAAGAATTTACCACTTGGTTAAAACAGCAGTACGGCATTGACTTTGTTGGGCTGTCCTTCCGAATTGCTCTCAGTAGTTTTTTCAGAATCTACGGCAAAGAGAATACGGACGAACGCAGACCTTTGCGTGGCATTCCCGGCCAGGACATGGAAAAATCCATCAATACGCTTCTGACGCTGTTTGACAAATACAAGGATATCGACGCATTCAAGAGCGTTGTTGATGAACACAAGAGAAAATTGGATGCGTACCGGCAAGCCAGGAAGTATGACTTTGTGTCCAATCTTGTCGGTGGTATCAAAAAATACGAGGAAAACCTGGCAAAAATTCGTGATTTGGAAATCCAACTTGGCTCCTTAACGGAAGAAGCAGAAAAGGGGCATACAGAGGAGGAAATCGAAAAGAACAAACTGAAAGCAGAGTTGGTTACCCAAAAATATAATTTGGAAGCCACTATTCAGGCGAAGGAAAGGAAGCTGCGTCTGCTTGATATGAGCCTGGAATACGGTCTTTATCCTACTGAAGCTGATATGTCTGCACTACAGGAGTTCTTCCCAGGGGTCAATCTGCGAAAACTGTATGAGGTTGAAAAGTACCATCAGAAATTGGCTCAGATTCTGGATGGGCAGTTTGCGGCTGAACGAGCTGCCATTGCGACCGAAATCGAGGGCTTGCGGACTCAACTTCAGGCAATTAGAGACCAGATCCGTCAGCTCGGCTTTGTGGGCAACATCTCAAAAGAGTTTTTGGACAGGCATTCCGAACTGAAGGCGGAAATCGACGCGCTGAAAACACAGAACCAGGCATTCCTAACACAAAAAGAGTTGCAGGATGCAAAGGCAAAGGCTGAAGAGGCACTGCGCCGTGGCATAGAGGGTATTCTTGCGGAAATTGAAGAGACTTTGAACTCAAAAATGAAGGAATTTAACGACACTCTTTTCAAAACGCACAGAAAACCTCCGCATATCAAATTTAATAAGCACGATAGCTATAAATTTGAAACACCGGATGACACAGGCACAGGCTCGAACTATAAAGGAATGATCGTGTACGATCTTGCGGTGCTATTCACCACGGCACTCCCGGCTCTGGCCCACGATTCGCTCGTCTTCAAGAATCTGGAAAAAGATGTTGAGGACGGAATCATGCGGATTTACGCTTCTACCCAGAAACAGGTTTTTATTGCATATGATAAGCAGGGCGATTGTCGACCAGAGACCCAACGGATTCTATATGACAACTGCGTGCTGCAACTGTCGGATAATAACTGTGAACTTTATGGTAGGTCTTGGAACAAAGAGGAGCAGAAATAATATGAAGATGAGTTATAACAGACTATGGAAACTGTTGATTGACAAAGGAATGAAAAAGTCCGCTCTCCGTCAAGAGGCGGGAATCAGTTCGTCCTCGCTTGCAAAATTAGGCAAGGGTGAAAACGTCACTACAGATGTGATATTGAAGATCTGTGCTGCTCTGGAATGCAAAGTCGAGGATATTATGGAAGCGGTCATAGATGAGGATCAATCTGACGGAATCACTCAGGAATAAGTCCGTTTTTTGGGACACATATTTCTGTATTATTTTAGTGTCACAGAAAGTGTAAGAATAGGAGAATATTGCAATGAGCGAAATAACTGCTGTATCGCTTTTTACTGGTGCCGGTGGAATGGATATCGGTTTTGAGAGTGCGGGTGTAAGTGTTCTTTGTGCCAACGAACTGAACAAAGACGCTTGTGATACATACGCAACCAATCACCCCGAAGTCAATTTGATTCGTGGCGATCTAACTGAACACATGGATGAATTGAAAAAATACCAAGGGGTTGACCTTGTTTTCGGCGGCCCACCTTGTCAAGGATTTTCTGTTGCCGGGAAAATGGATCCGAATGATGAGCGCAGTCAACTGATATGGCGTTTTCTTGATGTTGTAGAGTTGTTGCACCCCAAGGCATTTGTTATGGAAAATGTAAAAGCGTTGGCAGCTCTCGAGAAATGGGAACCCGTCCGCCAACAGTACATGAAGCGTGTTTCTGATCTGGGGTATTCGTGCGGCTATTGGGTATTGAATGCTTCAGACTATGGCGTTCCGCAGAGCAGAGAAAGAGTGTTCTTTGTTGGCGCGTTGGATACCGTTGATTTTACAGCATTTGAGGAGTCTTTGAACAATAAAAAATGCAAAGCCCCTACTTTGAGAGAACTGTTTCGAACTTTGCCGGAAATCGGTTCTGTTGGAAATCCGCACACCTGCACTGCTCGTATTACGCTTGCAGGGTCGCCTGTTATGCGGAAAAGCCCCTATGCGGGCATGATTTTTAACGGAATGGGACGTCCGCTCAATTTGGACGGGGTTTCCGCTACCCTTCCTGCATCGATGGGCGGAAATAAGACCCCAATTATTGACGAGGAAATGTTAAGAAATCCCTCTGCTGAAGATTGGGTTAAAGAATATCACAGTAAACTTTGGCGCAAGGAAATCGAAGCTGAGTTTGCTCCTGCGCCAGAGAGACTTCGGAGAATTTCAATTGTGGAATCCGCTGCAATACAGACATTTCCACGGGATTATAAGTTCTGTGGAAGCAAATCTGCAATTTATACCCAAATCGGTAATGCAGTTCCGTGCCGCTTGGCACAGACCGTTGCCACTGCTGTCGCAGAAGTGATTTTTGGTAAGGAGGCTGCCCGATGAAACTAAATGTAGAAAATGTAAAAAACACCGTATACCGTGCGTATGAAAAGGCAAGTCGTGGCGATATCCCCCAAGACTGCTCATGCAAGGATTTGATCGATTATGTGTTGGATAACACACATCTTACTTATAAATACATCCTGGTTACAGCCCTGGCATCTAAGGCAACAGATGAAACTATAAATCCGCTGTGCCTTCAGGTGAAGTCGGAACTTCCGGGAGCATATGATGCCCGAAGCATCTGCCACGGCGTGATTGTTCGTTTTGACATGGAAGTTTTAAACAAAGCATTGGGAGGAAGCAACGAGCCTTTTCTGAATAAGCCTGCTCGTTTTCCCGAACTCAGCACATCAAACGCCGTTAGAAAAGGACGCGATCAGAGCATTTTGAACAAGCTGTGTTCCGACCTTCCATTAGTGGATACTTCTGCAAAAGCGTTCGATGGGTTGACCTATGCAATGTATAAGTTGCTTCTTGTCAAAGCCGAGAAGGAAAAAGTAACCCAGTTTACAATTGATTCCGGTGATAGTGCGGCTGCACAGCTTATGTCCTGCATTAATACATTACTTGCAGAAAACCATGAAGGCGAAGTTTTAACTTTGGTGGTCGCAGGTCTGTTTGATCAATATCTCTCCCAAGAAGCGGACTTTAAGGTAGAGGTTCACCCTGTAAATCAGGCGGGTGCATCCAGTAAGGAAATTAGCGATTTGGATATTTATCTTGCAGGAAAACACTATGTCGCAAACGAACTGAAGGACAAGCCGTTTACTGATACAGATATGATCCATGCGGCTGATAAGGTAATGCAGACTGGAAAAATGCACATGAATTTTATCGTTGGCCGTCATGGTGGTGCGGACCCTCGCGTTATCGCTGAATGCGTTGACTCTTATCTGGAGAGAGGATTTATTCTGAATGTAGTACCAGTTGATATGTTCGTGCCGACATTGTTGGGTGTATGCAATGAAGTTAATTGCGACCGTTTCGCCAAATATATCCTTGATACAGCCATGCAGACAAAGTTCAAAGAAGTTACCATTGAATATGTTCTTAATGTTTTGAAGGAACATTTTGACATATAAGGGGGTCCGTTATGAATGATGGTGGAATAATGCATATTGATTCACCAGAATGCAGATATTTGGCTTTAGCCGATCCGCTGCTTGGAAGAGCGATGCGCCTGGTTGGTGATTTTGAATACAGCGCACACCCGAATACGGAGGATTTCTTCTTTTCTACCATCATTGGGCAGATGATGTCCAACGCCGTAGCGGATGTTATCGAAGGCAGGGTTTCTGCGATGTGTGGCGGTAAAATGACTGCGGATGCGATTTTGTCCCTCGGAATGGAGTGTATTCGTTCCGCAGGAGTGTCAATGCAAAAAGCAGAGTACATGACCCTATTTGCACAGAAGATAAAGTCTGAGCCGGAATTTCTTGATAACCTGAAAAGTAAGAGCAACAACGAGGTGCTTAAAGAACTGACTGCGTTGAGAGGGATCGGTAATTGGACAGCTAAAATGTATCTCCTTTTTGTTTTGGGCAGAAACGATATTTTACCATATGAAGATGGAGCCTTTTTACAGGCATATCGATGGCTTTATCAGGCAAACGATGTGAAACCCTCGTCAATAAAACAAAGGTGTAAGTCGTGGATTCCGTATGAGTCTGTTGCTTCCCGATTTATGTATAGACTCCTTGATTATGGCTATACGAAATATCCGTCCATTGATGATGCAGAAACGGCAGTCCGTGCAAAACGCACATTCAAAACAGATGGAGGGGTTGTATGAATGCTGAAAGTCTAACCTTGATGAGCACTTTCTTGTTAGAGAACGGCGTGAGGTATAATGATTCCATAAGCGAAATGGTGGTTCGTAGAAACCTCGGAGAGGAATTTTCCTTTTCAGAGCATCTATCAGCATTGATTTATGCAATGCTTACCAATCAAACAAAATGGAATCGAATAGTTCCTCACCTCTCTGAAATCGACGAACTCTTCTTTCACTATAATCCTGATGAAATAAGGCAACATCCGGGAAAATATTTTGCGGACGGGATTTTCAAACTTAAATGCGGAAATATCAGCACTGCTGTTCAAATGGAAAACCTCTCGCATAACATCTCGGTTATGGAGAAGATTGCAAATGAGTATGGAAGCATGGATGCATTTATAACATCGGAGCCAGCGCATAAAATTGTCCGAAAGCTATCCACTTATCGGTCTCCGTATAAAATTAAAATGCTCGGAGAAGCGTTAGCCTGGGAGTATATTCGCAACGTCGGCGTTGATGCTTGCAAGCCAGACACCCATTTAAGGCGATTTCTCGGAAATGCCAGGATGGGGTGCTCGCGTACTACTGTGGCATCAGTCGAAGAGACCGTGAAACAAGTTGAGTTAATAGCGAAAGAAAATAATATACCTCAATCGGTAGTTGATAACCTGATATGGAGTTACTGCGCAGACGGGTACGGTCAAATCTGTACTGCGACCCCCAAATGTGATCTCTGCGTTATAAAGAGTTTTTGTAATTTTAATAAATAATAACAAGATTTATGAGGAGGATGCTGCCATGAAAAAGAAAACAAAGATTATAATCGGTACGGCAGTTGTTCTGCTTGCGTTGGTCATGCTGAGCGGAGCGCCACGCTTTCTTGGCATGGTGCTTTCGACCAGTACCTACACAAAGGTGATCGAAACGAACTGGGGGATCGGTCTGCCGGAAGATGGTGCCAAGGAGGTTTACTCCTTCTCTGAACCGAGTTTCCGCGGGGATGGAATCCGCTATCATGTAATCGACTACCCTGCAGGGAATGAATCTAAGAAGATCCTGAATGCGATGTTCCAAATCGAGAAGGTATTCTCTGAGGCTGACTTACCCTCCCAAGGGCAGGTTGCTGCCGTGGAAGAACTCTTGAAAGGCATTGATATTCCAGCTGATGTCCTCCCGGATTGGAGCAGGTGTCAGCTTGTCTATATGAAGCAAAATGATAACTCGGAGCTGTACCTGTTTTACTGGAGTGGAACCGGTACGCTTTATGTGGTGGAATCCTTTCTGTAATACGCGAGGTATACTTAAATGAAAAAAATTATCCATAACAACATAAACCCACCCTACAGCTTGCATGATATGAGTATAACGGCATTTGATGTTACAAATGCCAAAATTACCATGCGAAGTGATACGGGGATGGTAAATACTGCGCCGCCCTATACTCAAGTGGATGGGTATGTTGAATTTTACGATGTGCAGTGGGATTTTAGCTATGTATATCTTTTAAGTGAGACAGGGAACATCGGAAAATTTGATGGAGAAAAGTTGTTCCTCAAGGATTTCATTGAGAGATTCCCTCAGTTTGGTTTTTCAATTATGGATGAAACATTTGGATACAATACGACCAAGTACAGCGGTTTTCTTTTGGGAAATCGTGAGCATTACGAATGTATCGTGGAGATCTACCACGCAGGTGATAGAGTTTTCGTAGAAATATAGATATGAATCATTCGATACTGTCAGATAGCAGCTTTCTTTCAAGGAAAAGCAGATTAAGGAAATGACAGTTGAATTTATGTAAAATAGGTTCAATTTTACAAGCCATATATAGTGCTGCAAAATGCCGGACTGGTGCAAATGAGCATCAGCCCGGCATCATTTATTTATTCATCAACCTCCTCTGCCCCATCCGCCACGGGATTTCCGGCAAGAGCTGCCGCAGCCGCTTCTTCCTTCTGACGCTTAACCGTCCAACCGCCCTTCGGAGACGGTCTGTAAGCGGCGCTCACATCGTAAACGAGCGCATCATCCTCGGCAAAATAAATGCCGGGGATATTCCAGTTATCCTCGGCAGACCAGTTTGCCATCTTACGGATCATATCCACCACAGCGGCGGCACTAATCTTGATCTGGTATTTCTGTTCGCCCTCCGGCTTGGAGAACGGCACTGCGTTCGGTGCATCCTCCTTGCAGCCACGGATGGCGAACTGCTTGTCCTTCGGGTTAATCAGCACCTGGATGCACGGAGCAAAGTGCAGCTCGGCAGCGGTCTGGTTGTTGAACTTCAGGACATTGCCGGTGATGGTGGCAACGGAAGCGGAACGGGTCTTAATGAGGTCGATGACAGTGAATTTTTCCATAATAGACATAATAGGTTACTCCTTTTCAATCATAAAATTTTCGTCCTCCAACACAGGTGAAGTGACGATTTCGGTCGGTAGGGACAGCTTTTCCATAATGCTGTCCACATCTTCTGGTTCCCATTTGGGGTCGGCAATGATAAAGCCTGCCAGGGGGCCTTTAACCACAATCCGTGGTTTGCACTTCCTGGTTTGCCTTCTGGTATATCGCCGTTCTTTGCGGATTTGCTGTACCAACAGCCAGTCACTCTTTTCAATGATGGGTTCGTGATGACCCTCAATGAAATATTGTGTTTCCAAACCGTTGTTTTTGACGCTCTTGTGTGTAAAGAAGTCTATCGTTACTGTTTTTTGACACAGGGCATCACCGCAATACTTCTCGTTGCGGAGAATGCCGAGGACGCTGCCGGAACTCCATGTCGATAGACCCTTTACAGTCAGAATGCCGCTCTTTGTCAGCAAGTCTGCAATCTGGGTGGAGGAATAGCCCTCCAAATAAAGACTGTAGATGGTTCGTACCACATCGGCTTCGTCCTCATCAATCTCCCAATCGTGGCCTTTATAGCCGAGGAGAGACCAGTTAGGGTAAATGCCCAAGCCCTGGGCTCGGCGGCGTTTGAATGACCATTTCAGGCTGTTGGACTTCTGTTCGGATTCGCTCTGGGCCACAAGGCTCAATACGGTGATAACCATATCACTGCTCCGATCCAGAGTGTTCAGCTTTTCCGTTTCAAAGTACACGCCTACAGGAGGGTCGAGTTTGCGGAGCATAAAGATGTAGTTCAGACTGTCCAGGACATTACGGGCAAAACGGCTGACCTGCTTGGTGATAATCAGATCGATTTCACCGGCCTTGCATTTCTCTATCATTTCAAGAAAATGCTCACGATGCAGAACCGAAGTGCCGGAAATGCCCTCATCCGCAAAGATGCCTGCAAACTCCCACTCTGGATTCTCTTGAATCATTTTCGTGTAGTTCTGCACCTGCAACTCATAGCTGCTTGCCTGGTTGTCCTCTTCGGTACTTACACGGCAATAGGCACAGACGCGGAGTTTTTTCTTTTCCGCATCTGTGACCAGATCCTTTTTTGCCGGTATTATCTGCACCTCCTTCTGAGGACCGTTGGCATACGCCTCACGAATCGCATCTTTGGTAGATTGCCTTTTCTCATCACTGCGCCCACGCGGTCGAAGTGGTTGTTTCTTGGTTATTTTCATACGGGTTCACCTCCTCCCGCTGCAGAATTGTAACTGTGGCAAGAAATCCACAGGCTACGGCAGCACGGAGCCGGCGCCCTTTAATTATAGTGCAAAAGCATCATATTTGAGCGATATTTACAGTTCAGTCCGTATGTATTCAGGGCAAAAAAATAAGAAGCCCGAAGGCTTCCTATTATTCGTTGTCATGGCTCATGGCTTTGAGCATTTGGATGGCTGCGGATTTCTGGCTCGGTGTAAGGCAGACCCAACAGTCAAACAGTTCCTTCATATCCGGGGTCAGTTCGACCATATCGGTGTCAGCGAAGAACTGCGACATAGTGATGCCGAATCCTCTGCATATCGTCTCAAGGGTCGCAACGGAAGGAACCGTATTTCTTCTGAAGATGTTTCCGATAGTGGACTGTGCCAAACCGCACTCTTTTGAAAGTTTGTACTCCGTCCATCCGCGTTCCCGCAATAACTGCTGGAGACGAGCGTGCGTATCCATAGCATCACCACCTTTCTCATATCTATTTTACTTCCAAGGTGAGAGATAAAATACATACGAGTTGAAACGAGAATAGGTATGTGGTATGATGTAATGTTAGTAAGGCAGGAATCACGGAGGGGACTTGTATGACCGAAGCCGAAAAACGAATGCACCGAGTATGCTTCACGGGACACCGCCCGGAGAAGCTGACACGCCAGAACAGAGCCATCAAAAAGGATCTGGAAAAAGAAATCCGTCAGGCAGTTGCTGACGGACTGAATGTCTTTATTACGGGTATGGCACGGGGTGTTGATATCTGGGCAGCGCAAATCGTGCTGACGCTTCGTGATGAGGGTTACGATGTCAAACTTATGTGTGCCTGCCCCTATGACGGCTTTGAGCGCGGTTGGAAGGACAGTACAAAGAGATACTGGCATCCGCAGACTTCGTGAAATATGTCTGTGAGGGCTATAGTCGAGCCTGTTTCCAGATCCGAAATGAATGGATGGTTAATCACTCTGCCAGAGTTATAGCCGTATTCAACGGAGAAAAGAGTGGTACGAAAAACACGATTGACTACGCGGTGAGGGTCGGGGTACCTGTTGTCCGCATCGAGGGGTGAGCGTATGAGTGTAGAAATCATCTATGAAAAGAAATATCCTCGCATCGATCCGATGGAGGAAATGAAACAGATAGAACTGGAGATGGCGGACGAGCCAGAAGAGCCGACTCCTTCTTTTGAGGAGATAATGCAAAAAATACAGGCGAACACCACCTATGTCCTTATGCCGGAGCGGATCAAAGCCAGTGAGGATTTTATCCGGGCGGCTATAGAGGTTTCTGAACTGTACGAACTGGACACCAAAATTGAGCGTCACTTTGACCATATCAGCGTGGACTATTCCTTTAACTGTTGTGGTGGCCTGCGGGATATTAACAGAGTAATCGGAATGGCAGACCAGTTCTCGTTCTTTAAGGATATTTATGGGTGGGACATTACAGTCTCTCTTGATTTCTTTACCCACGCCACACTTCGGAACGGAAGGATTGTATCTCCATAAACAGAGCGTTGCACCTTTTAATTAATCCTCTGAACCCAATGCACACCCCCAGACCTATAATTAAAAAGTACATAGGCAAAAATGCAAAAAGGCTCTGCGGCGACCATTCCTCGGTTACCGTAGAGCCTGCTTTCGTTAAAAGGTACAT